CTAGATTTATTTTGTTTACCAAGGACAGTTGTGGTCCTTGTGGTTTAGTAAAGCGTTACTTTAGAGCTCTTAATGATGAGAGAACTAAACTTATTGAACAGGTTGAACTAGAAGACTTCAGTGATAAACCTATTCCAGAAGAGAACATTGCCCTTGCTAAAAAGTATGGTGTGACTGCTACTCCTGTTTTGATTATCATTAACGAAGAAGGAGAACTACTAGAGACTTACTCTAGTGGTATGCCAATCACACAAAACATTCGTAAACTGTGGGCAAAGTATGAGTGACTTTTATATTGCTAAAGATGTAATGACTGAGGAAGATGTATCATACATCTATGATTACCTCATCAATGTTTGTCCTTGGCGGATCAATTCTTCTTACTTTAAACCAGAAGATCATGATCATGAATACTTCCGTCATCACAACTATCCACATATGTCTGCTCTAGGACCTGGTGGAATGCAGGACCCATGGTTGGCGGGATACTTTACTGCTACTATGGCAGCAGTAAATCTTAGGATGAAAGAGACCTATGGTTTTACTCTACCTGTACAAAGGACTACCTCTATCAACTTCAATGCACAGAGGAAATCTGAGAACTACAAGTTTCATACTGACGGTGATGCTGATCAGTGGTCTGTAGTTGGATTTCTTACACCAGAGTGGGATGAGAGTTGGGGTGGAGAACTTAGAGTTCAGGAAAATCTTATCAAGTATAAACCAGGTGATTTTGTAGCATTCAAATCAAACTTGCTACATGATGCTATGCCAATCAAAGTCGATACTCCTTTCTGGAGAATTAGTGTTGCTTGTTTTATGAGTTCTAAGTGATGGAAGTCATTGATAACTTTCTTCCTAGAGAAGAGTTTCTTAAATTTCAGAATGTTATCATGGGTGGACAGTTTCCTTGGTTTTTTCAGGACTACACTCTGTCTCCCGATCGCTCTGGGTGGAATGGACATGAACAATTTAGTGAGGATAGTGATACTTTTCAGTTTACTCACATGATGTTTAAACCAAACCGTGGTGTTGTTAGTCCTGAGGCATATAATATTTGTGTTCCAATCCTTAACAAACTAGGTCTACACAATCTATTGATTAGATTGAAAGCAAACCTAAATCCTAGGCAAAACGATAACCAGATCTTGGGAGCATTTCATGTTGATGTTCCATACCCCAATACAAACACAGCAATCTTCTATTGTAATACTAACAATGGATACACAGAATTCAAAGATGGTGAAAAAGTTCCTTCAGTTGCAAATCGAATGGTAGTCTTTGACAGTAAGACCATGCACGTAGGATATACCTGCACTGATGCCAAGTCAAGAGTTGTTCTCAATATTAACTACCTCCCCTCTAAATAATAGTTGGGAGGTTTTTTCATATGAAGGCAGGAGATTTTTTCCGTAACGGTGGAAGGTATCTAGATCGTATGGATACTTTCTTTGACAAAGCGATGGATCGCAATGGGAAACAAAACCGTTTCCTATCTGATGTTGGTGTTGTTGAGGTAGCAGGGTTTACTGTTACCAGAAAAGATGCTAGTGGAAAATATATAACCTCTCCGTTCCAAGACTTTGCCAGCATCAAAGGAAATTCTGGTAGAGAGAACTCTTCAAAGATGTTGTTTGATGAAGTCTGTAGGCAAGGTCTTCGTGGACAAAACAACATTGAGTTTACTTGTAACTTTCCTGCTGGTAAAAATGTACCAAGAAGAATATCAAGCACAGACATTTACTTAGACATCGGTGACTTTGTAAAAACAGATGAGTTTGGTGGACAACAAAAGGGTGGCAAGAAAGTAAACATGGGTAACGTATATGAAGATGATCTTACTCAGTCGTTAATTGATTACTGTAGTGGTAAACCAGTCAAGAAATATCAAGCACACGTAGAACAAATTGTTAGTGCTCTTACAGAAAAGTATGGTGAAGGACCTACCTTTGCAAAAGGAGAGGGAGAGAAAAATCAAAAACGTCCGCTAACAAAGAAGGGGAATAGTATTATTATATCTGCAGGTGGTGCTGCCACAAATGATATTGGTTCAACCATTACAGATATTACTTTGACAATCAAAGGTAGACCAGTATACATTTCGGTTAAGTTTGGAAGTACATTGTCATTCTTTAATTGTGGTGTCCGTAGCAGTGGTAAAGGAAATCTAGCTCTGTTCCCAGAGGCAAAATTAAAAGCAGGTGATATTCCTGATGACGGTCAAAATTATCTCAATTTGTTTGGTATAGATCATCAGAAATTCTTAGATGTATTTGCTAAGTATGGACAAGGAAATGGTCCAACAGTTGAGACACATATTGAAAACAGAACTCTAAGTCCATCAGACAAACAAGCGTTGCAGGATATGATCAGGAGTGGTGTTGGGTATGGTTATTGGATGTGTCATTACACTGGAAGTGAGTTGAAGTTCTATGAAATTGATCAGGACTACATGAACAAAGCTGCTACACTGGTAGGCAATACAGTAGAAATCAACTACGGTGGCGCTGGTGGTAAAGGCAAGCGTATTGACATGCTCTTTGAAACTCAGTCATATGAGTTTAAGTTCAACATCAGGAACAAGCAGGGTGGTGTCTATCCTACCCACACCAATGGAGATTACTACAAAAAGTAATGGCAAACATTAAACAACTCAAACACCTAGAACACTTGGAAGATGAGATGCTGAACTATGGCACTGATGGGTGCATGGCGGCAGTGTCTTTCTTGAAAGAACTTCGCAAGATGCTAGGTCAACAGGAAAATTCTGGTTTCATGCAAACAAAATGGGATGGTGCTCCTTCAGTCATTTGCGGCACAGATCCTCAGACAGGGATGTTTTTTGTTGGCACTAAATCTGTATTCGCAAAGACTAATCCTAAGTTGTGCTACAGCGAAGAACAAATTGATGGTTGGTATGAAGGAGATCTAGCAGAGAAACTAAAGTTCTCTCTGAGATATTTTTCTAAACTTGGTATAGAAGGTGTGGTTCAAGGAGATCTTCTATTTACATCTGATATTAAAAGAGAAACAATTAATGGAGAACAACTCTACACTTTTAGACCCAATACAATTACTTACGGTATACCCATTGACCATCCGATTGGGAGAGCAGCAGGTAGAGCGAAGATTGGTGTGGTATTTCATACCCATTACACTGGTGATGTAGTTGCTGACATGCAGGCACGAGCAGGTGCCAATGTATCAGGATCTGATGAAGCTCTTGTAGTTAAAAACGATACGCCAATGCATCGTGTTGGTTTTTCTAAGCAAGAGATGTCTAAATTTGATAATTATATTATCAAGATTGAACGCATGTGTCGTATCTGTGGTGATTTCTTAGATGAGTTGGTTACCAACATAGGAACTACTGGTGATGCTAAGTTTCACATTGCATCATATCTAAAGCAGTTTTTCAATAGTGAGATTAAGAACGCTCGCAGCATTGGTAATATAGATGAAGCAATGTATGACATGCTCAACTTCTATGGAGAGAAGATGGACAAAGAACTTGCAAAGATAAAGACGGTTGCTAACAGAACAAAGAAGTGTGCTTTGGTATACAACAGTCAAAATTATGTTGTAGATAATGTCTACAAATTTAAATCAATGCTTGCACTGTACAAAGAACTACAGGCAGTCAAGCAAATGGTTATAGATAAACTGGACCACCTTGAGGAGTTCAGGACATTTGTCCAGACAGAAAAAGGATACAAGGTCACAACTCCTGAGGGATATGTTCTGCATAAAGATGGCAGTATGATCAAGTTTGTCAATCGCTTGGAGTTTGCATATAACAACTTCACTCTTCAGAAGCAATGGCGTTAAATTGTAGGACTTGCTATTTTACATTCGGTAGGTTTCAACCACCTACTACAGGACACAAAGAGAATTTTGCTGGTGTAAAGAAAGCAGCAGGTTCTCATGACTATCGTATATACATTTCACAGACTGTAGATAAGAAAGGTAGTAATCCATTGCCACCTGACAGGAAACTATTCTATATGAACAAGATGTTTCCTGAACATAAGGGTAAGATATTCTCTGGTCCTAAACAACCTGTTGCTATCTTACAAGAACTTATGATGGCAGGTTACAATGAGGTGGTATTTCTTGTAGGTTCTGACAGAGTTTCTGCCATGCAGTTCCTTCATAAATACAACGGAACTGAGTTTTCTTTTAGGAAGATTGACATTCAATCTTCTGGAAGTAGAGACGCTGATGGTGATACCTTTGCCATTTCTGGAACTAAGATGAGACGTGCAGCATTTGCTAACGACTTTGACACATTCAGAAAGGGTATTCCTAGAGCATTGAGTGATCGTGATTGTCAGTCTCTTATGAATGAGATCAAGGCAGCACTACCAGATAATTTTAAATGAAGGATTTTAAGAAACTACGAGAAGAAGCACTGCGACAGCAGCAAAGACATCAGGAAGTCTTCAAAGAAGGTGATGCTGTCATGTCTGCTCGCTCAGGAGACAAAGGACATATTCATAGGGTTGGTGGTAACTATGCCATCGTCATCTCTGAAGAAGGTCAGATGTTTCGTGAGTGGATAAAGAATATTAGATCTATAAATAATACGAGAAGAACCTCCCTTTTAAACGATGAAGTATCAGAAACCAGTAAATAACGTCAACAGCAACGACGAGTTTTCGTCTGGATTGATGGAAGCGTTTACACAATGGCAGAATGGCGATTGTTTCCAGAACACTGAAATGCCTGAGCTGCATCTAAGTGAAGCACCTTTCGATGGTATGGATCCACAGTCCAATGGTGCTGAGATTGAGCAGACTTCTATCAAAAAGAAAGAAGTAAAGAAACCATCTGCTAAAGCACAACTTGCTACTAAAGAAGAAGCAGAGTATGAGGTTCTTGAGCGTGAAGAGTATGAACTTGACGGTGAAACTTGGGTTCTAGAGAAGCGTCTCTATGCTGTGGAGGGAAGCATGGAAACTGCACGTAAGAACGTTGGTGCTTCTACTTGCTGGAAAGGATACAAAGCAGCAGGTACAAAGAAGAAGGGTGGTAAGACTGTTCCTAACTGTGTAAAAGCAGGTGACGAAGTAACCCATGAGGGTGAAGAACTAGAAGAAGCAAAGAAAGGTCTCTATGCTAACATCCATGCTAAGAGAAAGCGTGGTGAAGCACCTGCAAAACCAGGTAGCGAAGACTATCCTGCTAAGGATGCATTCAAGAAAGCAGCAAAGACTGCTAAGAAAGAAGAGGTTGAACTAACTGAGAAGAAACTAGATAAAGTTGATCACAGCGAACTCAAGGGTAAGCACGCTGATCGCAAGGACAAGGACATCGACAACGATGGTGATGTTGATGGTTCTGATAAGTACCTTCACATGCGTCGTAAGAAGGTCTCCAAGATTATCGCAATGGGAAAGAAGAAAAAATGAAATCCTTTAAGCAATTCCGCGAAGAGTGTGGTTGCGACAAGAAGGAACGTAAGGTAAAATCTAAGAAGAAAAGTAATGTAGAAGTGATGCCTAACATTCCCGATGGTAAAAAGGGTATGACCACCAATGTAAATAATGAATCTGTTTTCGCTGGTAACTACCAAGGTCCTTTGTATGCAAGACATCCTGATCTCGTCATTGCCGAGAAGGCAGTGTCCAAAAAACAGCAAAAGTTCATGGGTATGGTCAGAGCTGCTCAGAAAGGCGAGGGAGCGTCGTCGCCTGAGGTTGCCAAAGTTGCTTCCAGCATGAAGAAAGGTGATGTAAAAGACTTTGCATCAACCAAACACAAGGGACTACCTGAAAAGAAAGTTAAAAAAGAATCATTTGAGGGTGGTGTAGCAAAGGCACGCCGCGACTATCGTTCTGGCACTTTGCTGACCTTCAAACAGTTCATGTCTAAGTTGACAGATATCTTGGATGAGTGGGAGAAATAAATAGTAGAGCTCATTTGAGGATCAAATCATGCTCGCATTTCTATTACCACTAGCATCTAAAATTATTAAAGACGCTGTTTCTAAAGTTCCTGACAACGAGGA